ATGAATATTAAGATAGAGCCAAGAAAGATGACTGACAGAGGTGGTTATCTGATGTTGCCACTGGTTAAAAATATCCCATATCCAGCGAATGACACATGGAAAAAGAGTACCTGTCCGAAGTGCGGTGCCGAGTGCTGGGATAGACAGTTGCCACCCGGATTCACAGAGGATATGTTTTCAGGGAAAATGTGTACTGAATGTGCGTTACGCATGACGGTACAAGGAAAGGCAGAAATGACAACAGCCAGAGCAAAGACACTGATTGCAAACATGGCAGAGGTCATCAGAGAAGCCAGACAGGATATTTACAATCAGGAGTTCGCAGAGTTCCTGATGAAAGAAACCGAAATCACAGCAGAGGAGCTGGCAGAGTGCGGAATCATGGGAGAGGAGGTAAATTCTGATGATTAAGGTTGAAGAAACATTGAAAGCCCTGATTGATGAATCAGGCAAGACGCACACGCAGATAGCGTCAGAGTTGGGAATGAGCAGACAGTCGCTAAATCAGTATATTTCAAGGAAACCAGAGGAAATCCGGCTAAATATCTTACAATCAATACTGGATAATCTGGGATATGAATTAACTCTCAAAAGTAAGTCAGAGAGCTGATGCGTATATTTTTTTGCCTTAAAAACTCTCAAAAGTGAAATAAATATATTGACAGACTACTAAAAGTGAGTTATAATTATAACATAATAAAGGAACACAAAAATATAACTCACAAGGAGGAGCGGCGATATGACAAGAGCAGAGGCGAAAGCAAAGGAAATGGGCGTATCAATGAATGAGGTTTACGACTTCATCAAAAATCACAAAGAAGCCAAAAAGGATTGCAACGATTTACTGGCAAGCGGAATGGATTTTGACGAGGCAAGCGTACTGGCTTACAGTTCGTGGAGGTAATCGTATGGAGAGAGCAAAAGCACTGGTTCAGAAGTTATCATTTGATGAATGTATCGAGGTTTTCAACCAGTTACCGTCAGGAAGCCCGATTATGGATTTACTGTTTGACAGAATGGAATCGCTGGATATGAAGCGGTTCGAGGAATTTTTAGGATAAGGAGTTGAGAGTATGAGAGTACACGCTGGAGATACGATTAAGGTTGAGGACATTGGAACTCTGGGAACGGTCAAAAAGACCGACGGCAAAGGAAATGTGCTGGCAGAGTTTCAGTTCCCGGAGGGAGCGGTTGAGGCAGTTATACCGGTTATGATAATCGCTCATGTAGTAAAGGGGTGCAGCAATGTACCGGCTTGAATTTGAACAGGCGGTAGGACACATGGTAACAGATGAAGAATACCGCAAAGCGGAGCTGGTGCTTATGAATACGAAAGCAATCATAGGCACACAGCAAATCGCCTATATCTACGAGGTATGGGGAACGGAAGCAATCGACATTCTGTACTCACTGGTGGAGGAAAGAGGAAAGTTGATTGAATCTCTGGGAGAAGCCAGAAAAGAAAATAGCGACCTCTGGAAAGAGAACCGGACGCTTAGAGAGTTCCGGGACACAATCATCAGGGAAGCACAGAGAAAAGAACCAAAGCTGCTACCACTGGAGGGCAACCAGTGAGAAAGCATAGATATTCAAATCACAGGAGGAATCACAATGGAAAGACTGTTTTTCACAATCAACGAGCTTACAGCAAGAGCCGCAAAAGAAGCTAATTCAATGAGCGGATATGTAGCCGGAAGTGCTACATCAGAGTACCAGAACATGGTAAACAGAGTTTATGACACAGTAGAGAAAATCAAGGAGAAGAAACCGAACCTTGCAGAAAAAGCACAGCACATGGCAGAGAGATACAGCCGCAAGCTGGCAGAGTATTTCAATGCCTATTACAGAAACGAAGCAAGCTGTCCGTCAATCCTGATTTCCGGAGCCGGTAATTTTCCGGTAAGAAAAAAGGAAAAGCAGAACAGCCGCAGAGAAACCCTGATGAACGATTGGAAGTATCTGGAGAACTACGCCACAAAGATAGAACATCTGCTGACAATGGAACAGCCGATTTTATCCGGGGACGCACAGGCAATCGAACTTCTGGAAGAAAAGCTGGAGAGCCTGAAAGAAAATCAGGAAATGATGAAAGCGGTCAATAAGGCGGTAAAGCTGAAAGATACAGCCAAAGGTGACGAGCAGTTAAAGGATATGGGCTACTCTGACGACCAGATTAAGAATTTCAGGGAACCGGATTTCTGCGGAAGAATCGGCTATCCGTCATACGCACTCCAGAACAACAACGCCAATATCAAGAGGATTGAGAGCCGCTTAAACAGTTTGAGAGCCGCAAAGGAAAAGGGCAATCAGGAAGCAGAAAACAAGTTCTGCAAGGTGGTAGAGAATGCGGACATCATGCGTTTGCAACTTTTCTTTGAGGGCAAGCCGGAGGATAAGGTCAGAGATATTCTGAAAGGTAACGGATTCAAGTGGTCGCCGAAAAACGGCTGCTGGCAGAGACAGCTTACAGCAAATGCCAAGTACGCATTAAGCAGAGTTATCAAAGAACTGGAAAAGCTGGAGGAAACAGCATAGGAGGTATCAGTCATGGCAGAGCTTTTGACAAGGCAAATTGTATATGAGTACCAGAAGCGGTTGAAAGCCCTGCCAGATTATGGCAATCAGGACATCAGGGAGCGGCGAGAGCTACGGATTGAATTACAGAATCGGTGCGGAATAACAGAGCTGCAAGCCCTGAATGTTCTGAATGGACACCATGTACCAGACATTATCACAATTTGCGAAAGGAAGCGTTGGGAAGATGAATTTAACGACAAATACGGAAATCAAGACAATCAAGGGCTGGGAAAAGTACGCAGACGAGCATAGCAGAGAAAATACAGACTGGGGAGCATACTGCAAGCCGGGCGATATTGTAGGCGAAGATGTCTACGATTATTTTCTGAATATTCTACCGCCGAGGACACTCACACAGTCGTTGTTGCAGGTAGGCGAGCCTCACAGCCACATGATGAATCTGAAAACAGGGAAATATCAGGCGACATACGCCACATTTGAAACCATAGGCAAGAGTGACGGAGCTATGTTCTACCGGTATTGCGGTAACTGCTTTGCTGGAGAAACAGAGAACATCACACAGTAGGTATTCCAGTGGCATAAAGCCACCGGACCTAAATATATCACAATCAAATTTCAGGAGGAAAACAAAATGAGCAAACTCAAAATCAAAACAAGAGGTATCAGCATGGAGGTTGTCGGCAAAGATGACCTTATCCAGAGAGAGCGTGAGGCGTTCCTTGAATACGCCGAGAACCACAAGGGAATCCAGATAGGAGTAACAGCTATTCCGGTAGAGAGATTAAGACCGTTCCCGGAACACATGAATTGCAAGTGCAGTTGCGACAGCGAGGAACCGGCAACAGAAGCAGAGGACAAACAGGAGGGCAGCATTGACTTTATCAGAACTGTAAAACAGCACCGCAAGACGAACTGGGAGGAACTGGCAGAGAAGATTAAGAAAGGCATTATCCCGATAGAGGTTGGAGCAACAGTTTCCTGCGAGCTTACAGACGGCACACCGGCAGAGTTTGTGGTAACAGATGTGACGGACCAGTATGTGAGATTTGAAACCAGAAACTTTATCGGTGGAGAAGTTGAATGGAACGAACAGGACACCAACAAGGGCGGCTATCCTGATTCTGACATCAGAGGTTACATTGATTCTACAATCTGGGGATTGCTGCCGGAGGACTTACAGGCAGTTATTAGTGATGTAGACAGAGAGTGGAAAGACAAAGACGGCAACTGCGGTACATACACAACAAAACTGTTCTTACCGGCTGCGTCAGAGGTATTCGACGAGGATAACTGCTACGGAGATAAGGGGCTGTATAAGCAGCTTGATTATTACAAGGACGCAAGAAACAGAATCAGAGTGGACGAGGACGGAGATACAAGAGTGTATTGGTTGGCTTCTGTCGGGAGCGGCAGTTCGACGTATGCGTGCGGTGTGGGCATCTATGGGACTGCCAGCCACTGGAATGCGTCTGATTCGCTTCGTGTGCCGGTCTGCTTCCAGATTTCCAAAATCTCATAATCAGACAATCAGCGGCTTTATGCCGCTACAACCGCAAGGCTCCGTATAAAAGCGGAGCTTTGCATTTATCAGGAGGCGAAAATGAAAGGACAGATGAATTTATTCCCGGAGGAATATATAAAAGATTCTGATTGCACGAAAGATACTCCGGTCGTTCATGGAAAACCGGACACTCCTATTTATGGAATGGGTGTAATAATCAAGCCAAGAGTTCCGGGGCGACAAGACACTGAGCATTTCAAGAGCATATACCTTGACAGTTTACTACCTCTGGAAGAATACGACCTCATAGCAATACTGTTATCTGGAGGAAAGGACAGCATAGCTTGCTACTACAAATTGCTGGAGCTTGGGGTTCCGAAAGATAGGATAGAGTTCTGGCACCACGATATAGACGGAGGACACCCAAGCCGTAGAATGGACTGGAGATGTACTCAAAACTATGTAAGAGCGTTTGCGGAGGCTGAAAATGTACCGCTCCGGTTATCATGGAGAGTAAACGGATTTTTCGGGGAGCTGTACCGGATAGGAACCAGCGAACCGGTTGAATGGTGCGAGCCGGACACTGGCGAAATCATACAATGTAAGCCGTCCAAGAAATATCTGGAGTGCAAAGCGATAAAGGAAAGCTCCATAGACGACATGGAGGAGAAACTGAAAGAGTACGGTTGCAGACAGAAGTTTCCAGCAAAGACAGCGGACTTGCGTACAAGGTGGTGTAGTGCATACCTGAAAATAATGGTTGCGGATAGCGTCATGGCAAACATGGATTCACTGAATAAACTGGAAGAAATCGGAGGCAAGCGGCATAAGTTTCCGGCAAAGGGCGGCACGCATCAGGGACGCTGGTGTAGCGGAAATCTAAAAGCAGCCGTTCAAGACAGCGTGACAGCAAACCTTGATAGGACGAGGCAAGGTGTGAAGATATTGGTTGTGTCTGGAGAACGCAGAGGCGAATCATCCGGAAGGTCAAAATATAATGAGATTGAGATACACAGAACCAACGCTGAAAAGAAACTGAAACGGACAGTCCACCAGTGGCGACCGGTAATAGACTATTCAGAGAAAGATGTCTGGGAAGTTTTGAAGCGGCACAAGGTAAATCCGCACCCATGTTATAGAGCTGGCTGGAATCGGTGCAGTTGTGCTATGTGCATTTTCTCAACACCAAAGCTGTTTGCTGGAATCAGGGAATTATACCCAGAGGATTTTGAAGCCTTACGAAATGATGAAAATGTTTTGGGGTTCACACTTGATAACAAATGTAATCTTGATGAATTTGTCGGAGATACGGAATCCTGCGTATATCATGGCGACAAAGAGGCTATCAGGAGCCTTATTACAGGAGAGTTCACAACAGATGATATTTATGTAAAAGGGGACTGGCTATACCCAGCCGGAGCGTTTCATGGGGCAGAGGGCGGTCCATGCTAAAGGAGGAATCAGAATGATTATAGTATCACAGAACAAAGAGAGGGTGTTGTGGTTCGGTAGAGCTTTTAATGCACTGGAGTATAACGAGGACATCAGCAAGAAAGGCAAGCAGGAAACCGTCAGACACACAATCTGCATTTCCGACGGCTGCCTTGAAGAAATCGCAGAGTATGACAGCAAGGAAAGGTGTCTGGCGGTCTTGAAAGATTTCTGCGGAGCATACGAGGAAGAATGTTACACAAATGAATTTTTCGACCAGTCGGCACAAGCACAAAGACCGGCGACATACAGAAAGAATATCGTGTATCAATTCCCGGAGAAGTAGGAGGCGACTATGGCAAGAAAAGTGAAATGCAAAAACACAGAATGTAAACACCACTGTAAGAATGATTACTGCGACACTACGGTAAATATCAACTCTGGTGGCAGGTGCGAATCATTTGAGAAGAATATCGTTTACTATTTTCATCTGGTATGGGAGGCACTGGCAGACAAGAATTTTATAGACATGGTGGAGATAATAAGAAATCCTGAAATTAAGATTGGACTGTTTTATGTCATGGAGTGCTTCAATTTGGGATTTGCTGAAATGGAGTGGGGAACCTGCCGTATGGTAATGCTGAAAGACGGAAAGGACGGCAAGCCCCTTAATTATGAGGAGATAACCAGTCGTGAAATTGATACAGACAAACTGCGAAAACACATGGAAAATCTCAACAATGGAATCTTGCCGGGAACCGATAAGAAACCTAAAGAAGTTGAAGAAAAGGAGTTTGGCTGGCTATCTCCAACCGGAGAATTTACAGAAAGTCCGTTCGGAGAGCATGAAGAATCAGCAGAGGAAATCTGCGAGAAGAAAGGCTTTGAAACAGAATACAGAGCATGGAGAAAAGAAAATCTGGGTACAGGAGAAATGAGATTGTATCGTGATTTTCTGGCACAGGTAAAAGGCTATTGCCTGATACACAATCCGTCTGGAACCGGCGGCTATATTGTCACAAACATAAAAGAGCTAACAAAGAAGCAGAGAGAATTTCTGTTTGATTATTTCATGGATATGGGCGATAGATTCAAAGCAGAACAGTTCTGGGAGGAATAGGAGCGACGCATGAGAAAAATCAGGAAACGGCTGAAAGCATATTATTACAAGCACTGGAATTGTTTGCCATGGCTTATATGCGGACTTATGATTTTAATACGAGGGAATATAAGCAGATTCAACTATGGTTCAATGTGGATTGCACTGCTGATAATGATGTGGTTTTTCTGCCCGACAGACGATATAAATAAATTATCTGGCAAACAGGATAAAGGAGATGATGAAGATGCTGGTACTGCCGATTAAGAAAAAATGGTATGACATGATTTTGTCTGGAGAAAAGACGGAAGAATACCGGGAAATAAAACCGTACTACGATTCAAGGTTTGAAAGTGTGTTCGGGTGCCAGTGGCTATTTCGAGGCATAGACGGAGTAGGCGACACAACACCGCCTGAAAAGGAAATTATATTCAGGAACGGATATTCCAGAAGCTCCAGACAGGCGAAAGCAACATGCACACTTACAAAAGGAACCGGCAACCCGGAATGGGGAGCAGAGCCGGGTGTTAAATATTATGTGCTGCACATCAAGAAAATACAGGAGGCGTGACTATGGGAAAAACAAGAAGCTGCCGCAGGACAGAGGACGAGAACAAAATACATGATAAAGCTGTCAAAATGCGGAAGATGACAGACGAGCAACTGGTACACTATGTCGAGGACAGGGTAGAGAAAGCCAGAAGCGAGGGCTTCAATCAGGGAAAGAAAGCAGCTCCGGCAATCGACATAGACAAGATTCTGGAGAAAATCGGAATGATTAAAGGAATTGGAACTGTAAAGCTACAGGAAATCAGAGCTATATTAGAGCAGCAGAAATAG